GTTTCGGTTAGATATCTAGGCCCGGCATTCCTATGCGCCGCACGAAAGCCATTCCGTTAAACCTAACTCCGACAGCGCGTTTCCATTACGACGATTCAATCGTGAACGCCGGTAACGGCCTGCTTCACCTGCGACCGAACCCGCAGGAGCAGGTGATCGCCCGCGTCCTGGAGGCACGCAAGCGCGGCGGCCTGGGCCGATCGCTGGTCCCGGCCCGCAGCAAGGTCGCGGTCCAGGCCTCACGCCGCTGCGGCAAGACCACCGCCATCTGGGCCGTGCTCGTCGGGCGCTGCGAGACCATCCCCGGCTACCAGGTCATCACCACCGCCCAGAGTGGCAAGCGCGCACGAGCCCGGCTGATGAAGGTGGCCGACGTGCTCGAGCGCCAGCCCCACATCAAGGTCGGGCGAGGGGTCGGCAACGAGCACATCACCTGGACCGAGACCGGCAGCCGCATCGAGATGTTCCCCCCGGTCCCCGGCGCCTTCCGCGGCGAGGGCAAGGACGCCGTGCTCATCGACGAGGCCCAGGAGATCGAGGACGAGGACGGCGCCGACGAGCTGCTCCAAGCCATCATGCCCCTGTTCGACACCCAGCCCCTCGCTCAGCTGATCGTGGCCGGCACCGCGGGCGAGCGCCGCGAGGGGATGCTGTGGCAGGCCCTGCAGAAGGGCCTGGCCGGCGAGTGGGGCCTGGTGAACTACGCCGCGCCCGACGGCTCCGACGCCGCCGACGAGAAGGTGTGGTTGTCGACGCACCCGGGCATCGGCACCCTCACCACGCTGGCCATCATCCGCGAGCGCTGGCGCGACCTGAAGGGCGACGCCGACCCGACCCACTTCGCCCGTGAGTACCTCGGCATGTGGCCCACCTCGGAGCAGGTCCGGCTGATCCCCGAGCAGGCCTGGGAGGCCTGCTACGCCGGTGACGGCCGACAGCCCCGACCCCAGGCCGGGCAGTGCGTCCTCGGCTACGACGTCGCACCCAACGACTCCGCCGCCTCGATCGTGTGCGCGTGGCGCGACGAGCACGGCATCGGTCACCTCAAGGTGATGGACCACGGCCCCGGTCACACCTGGATGCCCGAGCGGCTACGGCGCATGTCGGTCCAGCTGCGGGCCTCGATCGCCTACGACGCGATCGGCCCCAACGTCGCGGTCGCCGAGCAGCTGGTCCGCAAGCCTCCACGCCCGAAGCTCGTGGCCACCAACGTGCGGCAGATGCAGGCCGGCTGCACCCAGCTGCTCGCCGAGATCAAGGACCGCACCATCCGCCACGAGGGCGAGGCCCCTCTCGACGAGGCCGTCGCCGCGGCCGCCCGGCGCTCCATCGGCGAGGGTGGCTGGGTGTTCGGGCGCCGCGCCAGCCAAGGCGACATCTCGGCGCTGATCGCCGCCACCGCCGCGCTGCGCGCCGTCGACGAGCTGCCCTCCGGTGACCGGCCGATGATCCGCACACCCCGCCGCTAAATATCCGCTCAGCGGCCGTTGTAGCCAGCAGGAACACCGGACCCACACTCTGCCCCGTATGGGGTTGCGATCGGCGCTCAGGCTCGTACAGGCGGCTCAGGAACTGGCACAGCCGCTGCGGGGTCCGACCGCGATCCGCTCCCCCTGGTCCACGGGCGACCTCAGCCAGATCGTGTGGGCCGACCTGTTCGGCGACGAGTCCGCGTTCCCGCTGACCCGCGCGGCCGCCATCCAGGTCCCCGCCGTCGCCCGCGCCCGGCACCTGCTCGTCGGCACCATCGCCCGGCTACCCCTGCGCGCCGTCCGCCTCGACCAGCCCATCGCCACACAGCCGCTGTGGCTGACCCGCACCGACGGCAGCATGAGCCCCTGGCACCGGATGGCCTGGACCGTCGACGACACGTTCTTCTCGGGCTGGTCGCTGTGGGCCTGCGAGCGCGACGCCCGCAAGGCGATCCAGCGCGTCGAGCGGGTCCCCGCCGAGCTGTGGTCCTGGGGCACCCCCGACGACAGCGACGGCGCCGCGGTCCTGGTCGACGGGCAAGGGGTCGACCCCGAGACGGTGCTGCTGATCCCCGGCCCGCACGAGGGCATCCTGACCAGCGCCCGCAAGACGATCCTGGGCGCCCGCCTCCAGGAGCTGATGTGGCAGCGCCGGGTGGCCGCACCGATCCCGGCGATGGAGATCCACCAGACCACCGAGGACCCGCTCGAGCCCGAAGAGATCGACGCCCTGATCGACGCCTGGGTCTCCCAGCGCACCGACCCCGACGGCGCCGTCGCGTACACCCCGTACAACATCGAGCTGAAGGAACACGGCACCGCCACCACCGACCTGCTGATCGAGGCCCGCAACGCCGTCGCCCTCGACATCGCCTCCCACACCGGGCTGCCCGCCCAGGCCCTGAACGCGTCGCTGTCCACCGCGTCGCTGACCTACTCCACCGCCGAGACCGCCGCGGGTGAGGTCAACGTCGCGGCCGCGCTGTACGCCAACCCGATCGCCGGGCGGCTGTCGATGGACGACGTCGTGCCCCGCGGGCAGCGCTGCGCGTTCGACCTGACCTCGCTCACCACGCCGCTGGCGCCCTACGGCCCCACCACGGAGGACTGACCCATGACCACCATGCGCGCCGCCGGCACCCTGCTCGCCGCCGACCCCGGCAACCGGCAGCTCACCTATCGGCTGCTGCCCTACGGCGAACCCGGCCGGACCAGCCTGGGCATCATCACCGCCGCCGCCGGCAGCGTCCGCCTCCCCGATCCCGGCAGCGTCGTGCTGAACCTCGAGCACGAACGCAAGCGCCCGCTGGGGCGCGCGGCCGCGCTCGTCGAGGACGACGACGGCCTGGTCGCCACGTTCGACATCGCCGCCACCAGCGCCGGTGACGACCTGCTCGCCGAGGCCGCAGCAGGGCTACGCACCGGCGTCAGCGTCGAGCTCGGCGAGGTGCGGATCAAGTCCGGGCAGCTGCTCGACTCCGTGCTCGGCGGCGCCGGCGCCGTGGTCGACCCCGCATTCCCCAGCGCCCAGCTCGTCGCCTCCGACACCGACGACAAGCCCGACGACGACACCGACAAGGACGACGACGACACCGACGATCCGCAGGTCACTGAGGCCCCGGACGCCGACGACGACACCGACAACCCCGACGACGACAAGCCCGACGACACCGACAGTGAGGCCGACATGACCACGACCACCACCACCACACCGCAGGCCGTGGCTGCCACCCGGGCACCCGCCGGCCTCCCCACCTCCCGCACCCCGAAGGCCGAGCCCGGTTTCCGGGAGATCGTTCGGCACCTCGCCGCGGCCGGGCGCCAGCAGCCCGAGGGCAAGCTGTTCGCGACGCTCGAGCAGCTCTCGCCACGCGCCACCCAGCTGTTCGCCGCGCTGTCCGACATCACCCCCGGGGCAGCGTCGGTCAACGACGTCATGCAGGTCCCGCAGTGGCTCGGCGAGGTCTGGGACGGGCGGATCTACCAGCAGCGCTACGTGCCGCTGCTGGACCACAAGGACCTCACGGCGATGGAGATCAAGGGCTGGAAGTGGGTCATCAAGCCGGAGGTCGGCCCCTACGCCGGCAACAAGGCGGCCGTCCCGTCCAACGCCCCGACCACCGAGCCGTACGTCCTCACCCCGACCCGGATCGCGGGCGCCCACGACATCGACCGGATCTTCCGGGACTTCAACGTGGAGGAGTTCTGGACGTCGTACTGGGCGGCGATGGCCGAGTCCTACGCCCGGCAAACCGACGGCGTCGCCTCGACGCTGCTGCTGGAGAACGCCCCCTACGTCGCACCGGGCGCCGTCCCGGCCGGGGTCAGCAAGGCCGCCTCGTACATCGTCGACGGCGCCCTGGCCATCATCGACACCGCGCTGCCCACGTTCGCGATCGTGTCCAAGGACCTCTACCGGGACCTGCTCCTCACCCGCACCGAGGACGTGCTGGCCTACCTGAACCTGGCGCTGGGCCTGGAGGCCGGCAGCGTCGCCAGCTTCTCGATCGTGCCCGGCGCCACGGGCTGGCCCGCCGACACCGTCGTCGTCGGCGCCAAGCCGGCCGCCACGATCTACGAGCTGCCCGGCACCCCGATCCGGGTGGAGGCCCTGAACATCGCCAACGGCGGTATCGACACCGGCCTGTTCGGCTACATCGCCGCCGGCTTCAACGACGACGGCGGCCTGGCCTACGTGTCCGCGACGCCGCCTGTCGTCGCCGACGACGCCGACGCCACCACCAGCAAGGGCCGCGGCCGCAAGGCCTGAGCGCAGGTGCTGATCGGATGGATCGACACCGAGGTCGACGTCGAGCAGCTCGCCGAGCTGTGGCCGGATGGTTCACAGCTCGGCGAGGCGACCTACGCCCAGGTGCTCACCGCGGCGTACGAGGGCTGCCTCGCCTACGCGCCCACTCTGGACGCGGCCGCCACCGTGCCTGAGGGCTGGCGTACGGCGCAGATCATGCAGGCCTCCGAGCTGTGGGCCGCGACCCGCCGCGACGGCGACGTCATCGGCTTCACGGAAACCGTGGCGCTGAGGGCGCGGCCGCTCGGATCCACCGTGAAGGCGCTGCTGCGCCCGCCCCACGCCGTCCCCCGGACAGGGTGAGGCACCGGTGACCGGGCCCCGGGAGATCGTCGTCGACGCGCTGACCCCGCTCGGCTACACGATCGTGCAGGGCCGGCTGCCCGCGAACATCGCCGCCGCGACCCTGCTGGTGTCCACGGCATCGTTCGTGCCCGGACCGACCATGTTCAACCTGACCTGGAGCCTGCAGGTCGTGGTGCTGTCGCCGCTGCTGTCGGAGGCCGCCGAGGAGGACCTCGAGCGCCTCGTGCGCGAGGTCGTCACCGCCCTGGTCGACTCCCAGCCGCTGCTGCTGGTCAACGGCGTACGGGACACCGTCGCCGGCGACGCCTACAACGCGTTCACCCTGGCCGTCGAGGTCACCACATCTATCGAGGAGTAGCCATGCCCGCGATCGCCGTCGCCCCGTTCGTCCTCAAGGACGCAACGTTCACCGTCGCCCTGGACCAGTACGAGGCCCACCTCTCGCAGGTCCAGTTCGACCCTAGCGTGCAGACCCTCACCTGGCAGGGCCTCACCCCGGCCGCGTCGTTCTCCGACGTCAGCTCCCCCAGCTGGGCCGCGACGCTGTCCTACGCGCAGGACTGGACCACCCCGGACAGCTTCAGCCAGTACCTGTACGACCACCAGGGCGAGACCATCGCCGCCACGTTCACCACCAACCCCGGCGCCGGCAGCTGGGCCGTGAACCTGATCGTCACCCCGGGCGCGGTCGGTGGGCAGGTCAACACCTACGCCGTGGCCACCGTCACCCTCGGCATCAGCGGGGCGCCGGTCTTCACCCCCGCCGTCGTCGCCGACGCCGCCGACGACAGCGACGACACCGTCGCACTGTGAGGCTCGAGTCCCGTGGTGGTGAAGGTCGGCGACGACCGGGCGCTGCAGGCCGCCGTGCTCGCGTTCAAGGTGGCCGACCGAGGCCTGCGCAAGGAGATCAACGACGCCACGCGTACGACCTTCAACGCGCCCTGGCGCTCCGCGATCGCCACCCGGGCGCGTACCCCGCTCGAGTCGCGCGTGCTCGTGCCTGGAGCCCGCGTCGCCGCCGGGAACCCACCTGTGTTCGTCGCCGCCACCAGCAAACGCCGGCTGCGTGGCGGCCTGGTGCCCGATACCGGCGGCGCCCCCGTCGAGTTCGGTGCTGCTGACCGGGTCGTCACCTACTCGCGGCGCAGCCCCAGGGGCAACGTCCACAAGGTCACCCGGCACACCCGCCGGCAGCTGCCCCGATCCCGTAGGGCCGGCCCCGTGTGGGGCGCCGTGGCCGAGTTCGGCGGCCGCGCCGCGTCACTGTGGGTTCAGATGATCGTGAAGACGTACTACGACGCCGCCGACGGGAAGTGACCGATGGCCATCAAGATCCCGTTCGTCGCCGACGTCGCCGCGTTCCTGGCCGGCACCCGATCGGTCGAGGACAGCCTCGACGACGTCGCCGACAGCCTCGACGACATCAGCACCGCCGGCTCAGGGGTGAACCGTGAGGTCGGGCACGACCTGGACCAGCTCGCCCGCACCGCCGACGACAGCGCCGATGAGATCAAACGCTCGTTCAAGGACGCGTTCAAGGCCGTCGAGGACCAGGGCCACACCAGCACCCGCAAGGTCCGCGACGACGTCGACGACGTCGGGCACCAGGGGTCCGCGGCGCTGCATGAGTTCGGCGAGGAGGCCAAGGCCAACGTCGCCGAGAGCGTCTCCAGCTTCACCGGTTCCGCGGAGTCCGCCGTCGATGCGATCCAGTCCACGTTCGGTGGGCTGGTGTCCGCGCTGGGGCCAGCCGGGCTGATCGGCGCCTCGATCGCGGCCGCCGGGATCGGCCTGGCCCGTGGCCTGTTCGCGAAGGCCCAGGAGCAGGCCGAGAAGACCGCCGAGGCCGTGGCCTCCCTGACCGGTGAGCTGATCGAGGCCGGGCAGACCGCGCCCGCCTTCGCGCAGGTGAACGACGCCCTGAAGACCCTCGCGACCACCGCCGCCAGCGTGAAGTTCTGGCGCGACGACGGCGCCGTCACCGAGCTGGACAAGCTCGCGCAGACCGCGCGCAAGGCCGGGATCGACTACGCCGACTTTGCGCTCGGCGTCGCCGGCGACGCCGCCGCGATCGCCCGCGCCCAGAGCGAGGTGAGCGTGCAGGTCGCCGCACTCGACCAGGCCGAGCAGGAC